CTTTATACGCAACGAAATAGACTTGAGTCCAAAAGGAATCATTGACAGATTTGATTTATTCAACTATAATAGTTATAGCAACAATTGTACTTACGGACACTTTGGTGACAAAGATGTACCGTGGGAAAAAATAGGATGGTAATATGAAAAACTTTATTAAAAAAATAACAGGCTTAGACAAAGTAGAAGCTGAGAAAGCAAAAGTAGAATCTGAAAAGATGGAACTTCTTAAACAACGTGATCCTAAAGACTATCACACACGTAAGAAGGAAGCTTGGGTAAATGTCATTGATATTAAAGTTAATGAAGAGAATGTTCGTAATGGGTTTTTTGAGCTCGACTGGAACAAATACTTTATTGCACAACTTGTTGAAGCAGGTTACGGTGTCGAGAATGATCCAGAAGAAGAAATTGTAGATAGATGGTTCCGTGATATTGTGTACAATATGCTAGAAGCTGAAGGAGGAGATACAACTCGTGCAGCAGGACATATTAATGTTGTTCCTATTTCTAAAGGAAGAAGCGAAGTTTCATGAAGCTTATATCTATTAAAAGTATGCACCCTACAAATGAGTTTGCACCTTCGTGGAATATTCCAATGCACTTATCTCAGTGGGAAGATTATCAAAGTATTGATAAAATTAAAAACTTTTTAATTAGTAAAGAACCTGTATTAATAGGCGAGGCTCCTAAATTATTGCTTTCTAGACCAACCGGCCGAGATAGCGTATTTGAGTATGCCGAAGAATTACCTGCAATAGATACTCTTTTAACTTTTTTAAGGGTTAGTTATATATACTTTATTCATAATACACATTGTGAGCTCCGTGATTCTTGGATCACGTCTTGGTATAACATTGGACACAAAGGGCAAAGTATAAGCGAACACTTACACGATGCTGGTGCGTCGAGTCACATAAGTGCTAATATGCATTTAGACAATTACAAAACAACAACAGATTATATTATCCCATTTGACAAAGAAAATATAAGTCCTTTTCCTAATCAAAAAGGAAATTTAATTATGTTTCCAAGTTATCTTCCCCACCGAGTAAATGAACATACTGAAGACAATCTTAGAGTTAGTCTTGCATTTGACATTACATTAGAAAAACCGAATCAGCATACATCAATTAAGTTTATGGACGATGATATTTTAAGTTCATTAGATGTTGTACGACCTAACATTCAAGAGAGAGAATAATATGAAGCTAATAGAACTTAAAAGTATGCATCCTGATAATGAGTTTGCACCCTCGTGGAATATTCCAATACATTTATCTACATGGGGAGATACTGAAAAAATTAATAATATTAAAAACTTTTTAATTGATAAAGAAAGCAAAGTGATACAGCAATTTCCTACCAAACAGGGCAGTGGAACCTACGGCGACGGCCGAACAGGTTTAGGGTTAGATAGTGTAACTTCGAAATCTGGAATGTACACAATATTCGATTTTAATAAGGAATTAAGCGACTTTAATGACTTATTAGATTTTATGAGAATTAGTTATTTAAATTTTTTATCAGAATATAAAACAGGTGTTCGTGACAGTCATATTGTTTGCTGGTTTAATGTTATTCGATCTGAACAAAGTATTGACACCCATTTTCATGGAACAGAGCATCGCTGTTATTTAAGTGGCAATATGCATTTAGATAATTATCCAACAACAACAAATTATTACATACCGTATGATCATACTCTTATACATAAGTTTCCAAATACAGCCGGAGGTTTAACAATGTTCCCAACGTACATGCCACACGGAGTAGATACATATACTGGAGAAGATGTTAGAGTCAGCGTTGCGTTTGATTTGCATACACAGATCCCTCAAGAACTTGTATCAATTCCATTTATAAATGATGAAATCTTTAACAGGTTGACATCTTCTTCTTAATGTGTTATAATATATTTAAATTAACATAACAAAAGGTTATACAAATGGCAACTTATGTACTAGTAGACACAGCTAATACTTTCTTTCGAGCTCGGCACGTAGTACGTGGTGATATTGATACTAAAGTAGGCATGGCACTACATATCACACTTAACAGTATTAAAAAGGCTTGGAAAGACTTTAACGCAGATCATGTTGTATTCTGCTTAGAAGGTCGTAGTTGGCGCAAGGACTATTACTTGCCCTACAAACGTAACAGGCAAGTTGCACGTGATAAGATGACTGTGTCCGAAGGTGAGGACGATAAAGCGTTTTGGGAGATCTTCGACGAGTTTAAGAACTTTGTTACAGACAAGACTAACTGCACAGTTATGCAACACAAGCAACTAGAAGCAGATGATCTTATTGCAGGTTGGGTACAAGCACACCCTGATGATCATTGTGTTATTATTAGTACAGACGGCGACTTTGCACAACTAGTAGGTCCTAATTGCACACAGTACAATGGTGTTGCTAACGTAACTATTACACCTAAAGGCTATTTTAACGATGACGGCTCGCCTGTTATTGAAAAGAAGACACAAGAGCGTAAGCCTGCTCCATTGCCTGACTTTATGTTGTTTGAAAAGTGTATGCGTGGCGACACTAGTGATAACGTGTTTAGTGCTTATCCTGGTGTACGCAAGAAAGGCACTAAGAATAAAGTTGGTCTTATTGAAGCATACGAAGATAAAGGTACTAAAGGTTACAACTGGAATAACATGATGCTACAACGATGGACTGATCACGAAGGTGTAGAGCATCGTGTACTAGATGATTACAACCGCAATGTTGTACTGTGTGACTTGACTGCACAACCTGCAGATATTAGAGAGATTATTGATACAACTATTGCAGAACATGCAGTACCTAAAGACATTAGTCAAGTAGGATTGCGTCTTATGAAGTTCTGTGCAAAGTGGGATATGCAACGTATTGCAGACCAGGCACAGACTTATGCAGCACCATTACAAGCGAGGTACCCAGCATGACATTAAAAGCAAAACCAGTATTGAAAGATAAGTTTTGGATTGTCGAAAATGACAGTAACGAACGCATAGGCACAATGGCATGGAACGATGATCGATATTTGTTTAGTAGCGGAATAGAAACATGCTTTTTTGACAGTAAAATAGAGATGAAGAAAAAGTTTGGTGTGGATATTATTTGGACAGAACACAGCCAGCAAGTGCAAGAAGATACTACTAAGCATAGTGTAGTGCATGGATATCCTACTAGCGTTACTCCGTATAACACAATGTATGATGTAGTACGCAAGCTTCCGTTGTTTACTAAGTCAAACAAGTCAAAAAGTGCATACTGTGCAGGCTACTACATTATTGAGTTTGAAAAAGGCTGGGTTAAGAGTTTTTGTCCTAAGCTAATTACAATCGAACGTTATAACTCTAAAGGCCCATTTAAAACAGAAATAGAGATGAGATCGGAGCTTCGTCGTGCCAAACATTGAGCCATTGAATACTATACCTTTACAACAGTTTTTAAATGCTGTAAAGGCTGCCGAAGCTGGTAGAGCTCCTAACGTTACACTAGATATGAATACAGCTAAGAACTTAGCATTTACATTAGGTATTGTAATGACTCGCTTACACGGCGATTTAGAGAAATTAGTTGCACAGTCTAAAAATAGTGACGACGAAGTCATTCAAGTTAATTTAGATGGCGGTTCTAAGTTTTAACTGCGTAGATAACTTTTAAAAAGATAAATATATGCGTAGTTAATTAAAAGGAATTACGCATATGAGTAGGCCAAAGCCAACAGTTATATTAGAAAACATCAATAATAAAACTTATAAAAGTGAACAAGTATTAGAAGCAGACGCTATCTGGGCTGTATTCTATCAAGAAAAGCCATTTAATCTTAAAAGTGCAAATGCACTTACTAATTATCCTGGTCCTAAATACAAGAAGACTAGCTTCAGTAATCCTGGGCATGCACATAATCTTGCCAAGAAACTAAACGAGCTGTTTAAATGTGAAAACTTTACTGTATATAAACTTACTTCAGGCGAAGTAGTTACCGAAGTATGAATTGGAAAGAGACATATACTAAGCTCTTTCTAAAAGAACTTGGCAAAAGTACAAACGAAACAGCCATAAAAGAGTATATGCCTCTTTGGTGGAAAAACAACAGAGATAAAAACTCAGGTGGATTGCGTCTAACAGAAGCAGGATTTGATGTACTAACCTTAATAGACTTGACAACATATGACATACCATATCCAAGAGATGTGCCGTTATCTACTCAAGTAATCATCCATCTTGATAAGTTTATTGACTGTCCGTACTACTTAACTAACCGAAGTATTGTAGTAACAAACGAAAAGAAAGCTGTCGAGCTTACACTGTTTAGTGGTGATTTGCGCAAATATGGCCTAGCAAAAGCAGTTAATAGACAAAAAAAATCCTAACCTATTGATTTGCAACAGGTTCTTTTTTTAGAAAATGGTTGACAAATTCTGTAATGGTGCTATAATATATGTATAGTTTAAATAAAGCACTAAACAAAGAGGGTACTACAAATGGATACTTCAACTCGCACAGTTAGTCCAAATGGCGCAAAGAATAGCATTAAACATGCGCTAAAAAAGCAACGTCCTATCTTCCTATGGGGACCTCCAGGCATTGGTAAATCAGAAATTGTGGCACAGATTACTGATGGCCTATCAAATTCACACTTAATTGACATCCGTTTGTCACTTTGGGAACCTACAGATATTAAAGGTATTCCATACTTCGACAGCAATTCAGGTACAATGGTGTGGGGTGCGCCAAGCGAACTTCCAAGTGCAGAATTTGCTGCACAATATGATCACATTGTACTATTCCTAGATGAAATGAACTCAGCGGCGCCAAGTGTGCAAGCGGCTGCATATCAGCTAATTCTTAATCGGCGCGTTGGCACTTACAAGCTACCAGACAATGTATCAGTTGTTGCGGCTGGCAACCGTGAAGCAGACAAAGGTGTTACATATCGAATGCCTGCTCCGTTAGCTAATCGCTTTATCCACTTAGAACTTGCTGTTAACTTTGACGACTGGTTCAACTGGGCTGTTGCTCCGGAAAACAACATTAATACTGACGTTGTAGGTTACTTAACTTTTGCAAAGAAAGACTTATACGACTTTGATCCTAAAAGTTCAACACGCTCGTTTGCAACACCTCGTACATGGTCATTTGTTAGCGAATTGCTAGACGATGACTTAGATGAAAACACCACTACTGATTTAGTGGCAGGTGCAGTCGGCGAAGGATTAGCTCTTAAGTTTATGGCACACCGTAAGGTTGCTTCGAGCATGCCTAATCCAAGTGATATCTTAGCAGGTAAAGTAAGCGAAATGAAGACTAACGAGATTAGTGCTATGTACTCATTAACTGTGTCTTTGTGCTACGAACTTAAAGAAGCATGCGACAAAGGCGACAAGAAGTTTGATGACAAAGTGAACAACTTCCTGCGATTTGCAATGGATAACTTTGACACTGAGCTAGTTGTAATGGGCATTAAGCTGGCACTTACACAGTATGGATTACCAATTGATCCAGATGAAGTAGCATGCTTTGATGAATTCCATGAACGGTACGGTAAGTATATTAAAGCTGCAAATAGCGCATAAAATATAAATTAGGAGAGTATGATGAAACTTATTTTAATATCAATGGTGCTGGTAGCATGTTTATTAGCACTAGGTGCATGTTCAACAGTAGGTGGCATGGGTAAGGATATTACCGCAACTGCTGAATGGGCTAAAGATAAAATGGTAGGCGATGAAGAAGAACAATATTAATGGTTGACATATATACTAATAAGTGTTATAATATATGTATAAGTTAACAAAAGGGCAGTGCAATGGCTACTAAAGATACACAAAGTGAACTAAAAAACTTTACTCCAGATCCAGATATTACACTCGAAGCACTAGAAGAGATGCGTGTAATAGTTATGGACCGTATTATTACGGCACGTATTGGTTTGCTATTGCGTCATCCGTTCTTTGGCAACATGGCTACACGTTTGCGCATTGTTGCTGCCGATGAGTGGCTAGCTACTGCCGCAGTAGACGGGCGTAACTTGTACTACAACACGCAATTCTTTAATGCAATGAATAACAAAGAAATTGAATTTGTTGTTGCACACGAAATTTTGCATATGGTATTTGATCACATGGGTCGTAGAGAAGACCGAGATCCTATGATTTATAATATTAGCGCAGACTATATTGTAAATAATACACTAGTACGCGATGCTATTGGACAAATTCCAAGTATTGTAAAATGTTATCAGGATTTTAAATACGAAGGTTGGACCAGCGAAGAAGTATATGATGATGTATACGAGCAAGCTAAGAAGAACGGCGAAGAGTACTTAAAGCAATTAGGCGAAATGCTAGACGAGCATCTTGATTCTGAAGATGACGGTACTGGCAATACAGATGGTGGCGAAGCAATTGATAGCAATGGAAATGCTACTAGCTCTTCTAAGCCTAAGTACAACAAAGAAGAAATAAAGCAAATTAAAGATGAGATTAAAGAGAATATGATCTCTGCGGCACAAAGTGCAGGAGCAGGTAATGTTCCAGGCGCAGTTGCACGTATGATTAAAGAGCTTACAGAGCCTAAAATGAACTGGCGCGAAATTATTCGTCAGTCAGTACAAAGCACAATTAGAAGCGACTATACTTTTAGTCGTCCTTCACGCAAAGGACAAATGAGTGGTGCAATACTACCTAGCATGGACTTCCAAGACACTATTGACATTGCATGTTGCATAGATATGTCAGGCTCAATTGGTGAAGTGCAAGGCAAAGACTTCCTAGGCGAAGTGCAAGGTATTATGGAAGAGTTTCCAGACTATAATATTAAGGTATGGTGCTTTGACACAAACGTATACAATGAAGAAGACTTTGAAGCAAATGACGGCAAAGACTTGTTAGACTACGAACTAATGGGTGGCGGTGGCACTGACTTTATGGCGAACTGGACATACATGAAAGAACAAGATTATGTTCCTAAGAAACTAATTATGTTTACAGATGGGTATGCCTGGGATAGCTGGGGTGATCCAGACTACTGTGACACAGTATTTCTTATCCACAGCAATCGTGATAAGAACTTAGAAGGACCGTTTGGTACGTCAGTACACTACGATGCGGCAGCATGATAAAAAATAAAACACCTAATCCATTAAATGTATTTGAAGTGAGGCAAGTCAAAGCGGCGCCGCCTCACTTTGAGTATGTTAATTTACCTATGACATATAATTTAGAAGATAGTTTAATTAAATGGATTAAACACCATTTAAAGAACAGATTTTATGCTGGTAAGAATGTAAGCTTAGACAGTAATAACAAGTTAACACAAGTATTAACTGTTGGATTTGAGGAGACAAAAGACATGAGTTATTTCATGTTAGCGTGTCCACATTTAAAGTACAAATAAATAAAGTACGCATATATACTATACAAGGAGAACAATATGAGCGAAGATAACACCGTTGCAGCAGAAGTTAATGAAGTACCAGAAGCAGCAGCGCCAGCACAAGAACAAGCAGGTCCAGATTTAACTGTGCAGGACTTGCAAGCATTAAAAAGTATTATCGATGTCGCTAGTCAACGCGGCGCGTTTAAACCTAACGAAATGATGACTGTTGGACAAACATACGGTAAGCTAGAAACATTTTTAGCAGCCGTTTCACAACAACAGCCCTCTGAAGGAGCATAATATGTTAAAGCATGTAGGCCGAATGGCTAACAATCAACGCAAAGTAATCGTTGCATACAAAGTATTGCCCGGTGAACCAGACGAATGCGTTGTAGTAACAACTGAAAATTTAGAAGCAGGTGATCACGATTCACTAATGAAATTAGTAGAGTCGAATGCAGGTCAACAAGCAGATGACTTAGCAACTGTTATGATGCGTTCGACATTGCCAGATGGCAGTAATATGCTTTCACGTTTTCATAAAACTGGTAAGATGATTAAAGTTAAAACTACCAACGTTCAAATGATTCCTAATCGAAATTCAACTATTATGCTTAATGATCTTAACGACGCTATTGCAAAACAACGCGGAGTTACAGTTAATGATTTAGCAATAACTGGTAAAGACGGAAAAACTACGGCTGTATTAGGATCTGTAGATCAATCAGCAATAACTGCTAGTGAAATGGCTGCGGTTGCGCCTGGTATTGCGCCTATTGCAGATGACGGTGTTATTACTGACGAAACGCTTGCTAAGAAGTTCCGCAGTGATGCAGATCGGTTGAGTAAGGAAGCAGCAGAGTTACGTAGACAAGCTGAAGAATTAGTTCCAACTAAAAAGAAAGTAGCCGCTAAGAAGACCACAAGTGCCTAAAAATAAACTACCACCAGAAGTTATTAAGCACTGGCCTGAAATATTCGGCGATGTTGAAATTAAGGCGGTTCCTATTGAATATATCCATAACATACATGTACATTTTCATGATGGTAAGATTTGGGAAATTGACTTAGATAAACAAGCTTCTGTAGGAGACGGCGATGTTAACATAATTGAGAATAGTTTAGAGACATTCTTAGAGAAATACCATGACGATATCTCACATGTTGACTTTCGACTGAATACTTCTAAAGTAGTTGAAGATGTTAAAAAGCGTACCAAAAGTTTCATGAAGAAACGTAAATAGAAACTTGGTAATCTCTAAAAATGTATAAATACTAATAATAGATATTCTAGGAGTATATACATGGCATTACGTCTAAGACGCGGCACAGATGCAGAACGTCAACTAATAACACCCGTAGAAGGTGAGTTAATCTACACTACTGACACTAAGTTACTATACGCAGGTGATGGTAGTACTGCTGGCGGTAAATTAGTTTCAGGTTCTGGTGGTGGCGGAGGTGGCTCTACAACATTAAATGCACTTACTGATACTGATTTAACAGGCGCAACCAATAACAATGTACTAACATTTAATAGTTCAACTAACAAATGGGAACCAACAGCAGTCGCACTTGGTCTAAATGATCTCACTGGTGTATCTCTTAGTGGGACAGTTGTTAATGGTAACGCATTAGTGTATGATGGAGCAAATTGGGCGCATCGTCCAATTACTGATTTCTTTAAGGAACAACAAAATTATAAAATTAACATCGTAGGCGATGACAGTACTGTAATCGTTAACACTGATAATAACACAATAAACGGTAGCACAATTACAGCATCAAGTGGATTTGTAGGTAGTGTAACTGGCAATAGTACAGGATATCATGATGGTGACGTAAAGGGCAGTGTATTTGGTGACGATAGTACAGTTATCGTAGATGCTATTGGCCGACGTCTTACTGCAACCCAAGTCAATACTACCCTTGTGGCAACGTCAGAAGTTCGCGCAGAAGATATACTAGATCTTACAAGCGAAACAAACGTAGTACGCACAACTGCAACAGGGGTAAAGTTAGTATCTCAAACTGCAGGATCTGGCACTGAGCAAGGCCCAGTACACCGTACTGAAACTTCAAGAGGAACACTTGCTGCTCCTACTACTGTTACTATTGGCGATTCAATAATGTCAATATCAGGCGAAGGATACGATGGCACTAATTATAAAACACAGGCAGTTATAAATATCGGAGTATCTGAAAATACTGTTGGTACGGAAACGATACCAGGTAGAATAGATTTTAGTGTACGAGATGACAACGGTACATTCAACACTTCGTTTGCACGTTTAGAATCAAACGGAATATTTACTGCACCAGCAATTCAATCACTAGGCATAACAACTACAGCCAAAAATTCACTAAATGCTAAAGTAAGTGGCGGATTAGGTTTACAAGGCACAATAGTATACGATACTACACTTGCTGGAATACAGTATTATCACGGTACAGATGGATGGAACAACATACTAACTGGAAATAAGCCAGTTGAAACTACATCATTCATTAAGCCTGGCGTATATGCTGACAACACTGCTAGAGATGCAGCAATTACTACTCCAACAGCAGGTATGATGGTGTTTAATTCAACAGGTACTAAGTTCCAAGGCTATACTGGATCAGCCTGGGTAGACCTAAACTAATAACTAAACTTTATAATTAAAAAAGTCTACGTCTCGTGCGTGGACTTTTTTTATGGCTGCAATACTTGCACTGTTGAAGTGTTCTTTAAATTCCCAATGATCGTATCCTGTGATGTTAGGTAATGGTAATTCACATCCTAGATATTCTTGTACAGGTTTTAAATCTTCTTCTAGTGTTTCTGCTTTACATATATAATCAACCCATTCGTTGTTTACATTAATAAAGTCTACTTGATTCGTAAATCGATTAAACCATCTTGGAAATTCAAAAGGTATATCAGGATTGCAATAGTCAGCAACCCATTCATTCACAGGCTTTAGTTCTAGTACAGTTTGTCCATTCCAGTCTAACCAATATCCTTCGTCACGCACTTTTCGGTATAAGCTAAACACTCTTTGCCACGGGTTGCGTACTACAGTTATTGTCTTAGCATATGGATAGTGTTCACGTACCATGCCTAAGTGCGGATGATCTACCATCCAATCTACATGAGATAGTACATTAAAATTAGGATGCAGCCAATCTGAGATAACTTTCTTCATTGCCATACCAGTTCTAGGAACATGGACATATGCTAGTTCAGGCTTTTCTATATAGAATGTACCCATTAGTCAATCTTAATTAATTTAATTAACAATCCCATTAAGTCCCACTCCCACCATTTTTCTCCAGTGTGATAATTTGCAGGCTTTGCATGATGATTGTTATGCCAGCCTTCGCCTAAACTAACAATGTTTGCAATCCAACTATTAGAACTATGATCCTTTGTTTCGTGATTTCTATAACCATGATAATGACCAAGTACGTTAACTACTCCAATTAGATGTACTGTCATACTTGCAGGAACAACATATGCAAATAACCATAAAGCAGGATCTATTAATAGCAATACAGCAGAAAATGCAAATATAATTTTAAAGTAGTGCTTAAAAATGAACTTATGTGTAGGACTACGCATTAAATCTTTAATATATCTTACTGGGATAGCTGGTACTTTCCAATCGTATCCTAACCACACTTTAATTGCTTCTTTAAAATTAAACTTACCATCAGCCCATGAACTATGAGGATCGCCTTCTCTATCTGATTGTGCATGATGTTGTCTGTGTAAAGCTACCCAACTCATTGTAGGTCCTACTGTGCTAATAACGCTAATATAACTTAGTATAGTTTCTAACCAAGGGTATGTTTTAAAACTTCTATGTGTTAATAATCTATGCAGAGTTATAACACTGCTAATGGGTCCAATAATTAACCAAGAAATTGCAGCAATTGCAAATAGGTAATACTGCTGTGTGTACACTGCATATATAACTGCTGGAACGGTTACTACATGATTAAATCCTTGTAGTAATCTTACTTTGGTGTTTAAATTCATTTACCTTCCTCTAACTCACTCCATTCGGCATGAGTAATTGTCTCTGGTGCCCAGTTGTCAAAGGCACCTTGTTTTGTCTCTTTCCATACAAAATTCTGCCAACACTTTTGTACAGGCCATGGGCAAGTTTGTATATATCCATTTGTTCCTAGTGCCCAGGCGCCTTCACTGGCAATGTCCATGTGCTTACACCATACTTTCCAAAATCCTCTGTTAGGTCTTGCAGGACGATTTTGCATTGTGATTAAGTACACTTCATACGTATTTACTTCTTCTAGTGCATCTATTAGTTTACATGTACAACGAAAACCGTCTGTCATATCTGTAGCAGTCATTCTAAAGTCTGGAAAGGTGTATAGTCTGTTAATTTGTTTAGCAACATTAGGAGGATATCTACTATCGTTAAACACACCTCCCATTACCATAGGCTTTCCCGTGCTAGTTTGGTAAAGTACACCGTAGCCTGTGTGTTCTTCTACTTTTAAATTATCTTTAGTATAGTTATTACGTAACCAATTCTCTTCTTTTAAGCATAAATTTCTTGCTTTTTCGAACTCGGGTGTAGACTTGTAATAAATCTCAACGTGTGTATTTGTTAAATCGTATCTGTATCCCATTATAAGTTATTTACTTAAATATGTTTAGGAGTAGTTAAATGCTGGATAATACTGTAACAAAACTAAATTTTAAATTAGATATTAACGAACTACGACAATATTATGACAAATTAAATACAGACTACCAGCATTTAGATTGGAGTTGGGCAAAATGTGGCGCAGATATTGTCGAGCAATGGCGAGATGCTGCTTACGAAGACCCTGCTAATTTACTAACACATGGGTGGGCTATACAAAGCAACTTAAAAGACATTACAATACCTTGTCCTCCTTGGAATATTAGTAAACACAAAACTGTAGAGTATCGAAATACAGAACTAGCATTTGGTATAATTAGACGTTTACAGGATAAAATGCCTTTTGGATATCGGTGGGGTGTAAGTGTTCAGCCTCCAGGCGGGAAAGTTACCGAGCATACTGACGCTGATGACGAATACACTGTTTGGTTGCCTATTTACACTAACGGCCCTGCAATAACCTTTGACAAAGGCTATGAACTAGTTGCAGATGGTAGTGCTTATTTGTTGAACACTACACAGCCGCATCATACATTTAATCCTAGTAACAAAGATAGAGTTACTATTATTTTTAGATTAAAACAAGATAAGCTCAAAGAAATATTATCTTTGGAAGGCACTATATGAAACATCTAGCATACTTACCTATAGACATTGATGTACAATGGCCTGATGAAGATGTGCTGCTACAATGGTTCGAAGATCATAAGTTATTAGACGACGATTATTGGGAGTTAACATCAAATCGTCATGCATGGGCAATGACTTCGACTTGTAAGGAACCTAAAGACTGGCGTAGATTTGATAAAGAAATGTGGGACAATCGCAGAACTGATGGAGTAAACAAAGGAGTATTCTTTCATCCTGGCTTTGAAGAAACATTTCCTAGTCTTGCAAATTGTATTAGACAGTTACCATTTAAACAACTAACTGTAAGTGGTATGCTTTATCAACTAGGACCTATTCCAAATCATCAAGATGCGCACGACCCCCATAATCCGTTGGAACCTAGACGTTATACAATTTACTTAACAGATCCAAAACATAATACATTTTATTTTAGTAAAAAAGAAAACGGAGAAAAGTATTATCCAACAATGCAGCGTCCTTGCTTTGCATTTAATAACAACGATGTATGGCATGGCGCAACAGAAACACATAGACCAAAGATAATCTTAACTACTGCTGGCATTATAGATAACGAAAAACACGCTGCATTAATTAATCGCAGTTTAGAAAAATACAAAGCCGAGGCATTATATATATGAAATATAATTACTACTGGAATGACGTTCCAGGTGTTGGTAAATGCCGCAACAATTTAATTTACACAAGTCTTATGAGCGAAGACACTCGGACATTTTGCCAATGGTTTTATAATGATAAAGTTTATCATAAAGGACAAAATGAAGTAGTTGATCCAAAACTAATGCAAGAGAAATTTGATCGGGAAGTTCAATACTCGTTGCTTATGGAAAAGCACTATCCGCAATATGTTCCTGTAATTAAAGATATCGATGTAGGAAACCGCAAACTTTATTTAGAAGTAGACGGAATTGACTTTTGGAATCGTGCTAACTGTAGTGTAGAAAATTATGATAGTGTGCTGCCAGACTGGCGAGATCAAATGCTTGCAATATTACAAGCATATAAAGACCTAGGATTATACAAATACAGTTTACATCCTAGCAGCTACTTTATAATAGACGGAAAATTAAAAAGTTTTAATCATTTTTTCTGCTATCACAAAAGTGAAGGCTCAATTAAGATTTCAGATCATGCTAGTCATATATACAGTACAAGGCAAGATATAATGCGTACACAGATAGAGACTATGGGCATAAGTTGGGACGAGCCAGAATCGTTAAATACACTACAACATTTATGTTTTGAAAGTTTTAGAAAAAACTACACTGACGATTTTATAGATGCAGCAAAACAAATATACAATAAAGGAACTAATAATTGTTAGATCAAATTAAAATAGTTGGCATAAATCAATTTACGCAGAACGCAATTGATACTATACGTTCTGCAATAGAAGACGTCGATGGTAATGAACTGTTGCCCACTGTTAGTCTATGCCAGCACTGTCATTATCATGTTCCTGCATTACGATATCATAAAAATAATCAGGTATTTATAGCCAAACATTGTGATACACACGGTACAAGTCACCACATGATTGAAGGTGATTACGAATTTTATCGTAATATATACTATACCCAAGATAACCCTCAATACAACTTTAACGGCGGAGTGCTAATAGAAGTAACTGACAGGTGCAATTTAGCTTGTCCGCATTGTTATCACGAACCTGATAATGCACTTACAGATCAATCAGCTGAAAATATTATTTCACAAATTAAAAAGTGGCGCCTTGGCGATGATGCTATACATCGCGTCGTCCTTAGTGGAGCAGAGCCAACTTTACGTAAGGACTTTAATAGTCTTGTTGAACAAATTAATGCTTTAGATCCTAGCATTACTGTGTCTGTAATGACTAACGGTATTCGGTTTTCAGATAGAAACTATGTAAAGTCGGCAATTGCAAGCGGATTAAGTAGTGTTAACATAGGATTGAATCATCCAAGTTATAATGATCACAAAGTAATTAGAAGAAAACAACTTGAAGCTATTAACAATGCACATGCAGAAGGATTACATATAAGTTATATCAGTTATACTATGATGACTCTAGAAGAAGTTAATTTTATAATGAACGAAATATGTAGTAACGAATGGCGAAGTAAAAACTTTAGGATTCGTTACGGAAGCGACATTGGTCGTAATCCTGGACAAGTACGTATATTTGTTAGTGATGTATACAAAGCAATCGAACAATGGTGCAAGGATAATAATAAATCATTTGAAAGAATTGTAGAAGCTGACAATAATATATATCATGTTATGGCTAGAGTAGACGGCAAAGACATAAGAATTATTCAATGGTGTGACGAAACAGATATTGATATGGAAGAACTTCGATCTGGACCATGGTGTGATTTTGTGCCAGGTGGTATAACAAATTTCTTGCATCAGATTATTAGAAGAGACGCTTGGAAAAATAAAGGTAATGTCCTTCCTGACAGTCCAATCGAACGATATATGTTTACTAGAAATCCAACTAAAGAACCATTAGATTTATTAACAGTATATAGAAAAGAGAAGTAGCATGATTAAAGGTATTAACGGACAACCATACTTAGATATGGAACAGCATGTAGACATGGAAACGTTTGAACAATTGCAGCCAGAGATTATGCGAGGCTTTGCTGAAGCAAGATGGTTTGCAAAAGAAGGCACTTGGATGAAACCAGGCTTTGAATTTAGAGACATGAGTTACACGCTTAATTGGAAACCTATATATGCTGCAATGGAACAGTTTCAAGCATTGCCCGACGATGATCCAATTAAAGTAGAGGGTATGAAAATATGGCCTACAGACTTTAAAGATTATAAACAGCGTAATGTAATTACACGCTATCTTAAAATGGCAATGGAAGCATACGATCCTTATATCTATTACTTCCTGCACGAAGAAGGTGAATGGGATGATCGTCCTGAAGAGAAAAAAGAAACTGAAGAGTCAAAATTCTTTCCTAATACAATGAAATGGTTGCAAGGATTTAAAGACAACAAGATATTTGAATCATTTGGGCGGGTAATGTTCTTTCACTGTGAAGCAGATGGATTGCCATTTGAACATAGAGACTTGGGCGCACAAAATGGCATATGGCCCAAAGACAGATACGAAGCTCACAACAACGAATTTATACACATTCGTACAGATACTCGCAATCAATTTTATATATGGGATCCAGACAAAAAGATGAAACACGGTATTAATACTCGGGCTGCTTTTTGGAATGACCAAGATTGGCATGGTGGTAATCGTGTTATGTGTCCGACATACGGTATGCGCATTGACGGAACATTCACTGATGCATTTAGGGAAAAATTAAAATTAAACGGAACTTACTAAGGCTGTAAATGTAAAGAGGAACTTAGTGCCTAGTCCGGCATTAAATCCTGCATGCCAGCTTTCTAGTTTTGGATAACGATATATAGTACCCTGTGGTTCCATATAGAAACATTCGTCTTCGACCATAAATGCTTGCCCTGGTTTAGGTTTATCTATAAAACAAATACATCTCATTAACTGTTCTTTAGTATACCCGACTAGATTAATATCCTCTGTTAGACTAGGAATATCCCAATGCCAAGGAGCGCACTTTCCAGGACGTATTTCACTAATAAAACTTTGTAATACTGTAGTATTAGATGCCTTGCCAATTATTTTGTTAACTTCTTTGTCGTAGTGATTGCCTGGTCTGTAATGAAAGAATTCTACACTGTTGCCTTTTGAATAACCGTGTTTGTCGGCTAGTTGTTTTTGTTTTAAATGATCTTCGTAAAATGCATGCCCAGGATCTAGATCTCTATTACCAGTAAACGGCGTCACAGTATGTTGTAGACATTCGTTAATTAACGAGTCACATAAATTCGGCGGCAGCTTTCCTAAGTAATGTTTCATATTGCTGTTCCCACTGCTAAATTAAAATACGAAGTTTCGATTAATTTAAATTCTTTTAAATGACTACTTTCAATGTTAAACGAAACGTAGTTAGTGTCATACACAAAGCTATTTACTATTCCGTTTTTATTTGCTGCATTAAGCCAAGGACTGTAAAACTCATCAAACACATATCTATAATCAGATTTAAGTTCCTTTAGTGTCATTGTTATATGCACAGGATCTTTTAATACATTTCTATTAAGTAATTTTCTAACTACCAACTGTATTCTATCAATACTTCCGGTATTTACTGCACTATGCAGTTCGCCGGCATTCATATCAGACCAATAGTTTGATTCTACTTGAGGATATATTAAATTAGCGTCAGTATATAATACAAAGCTACGTTCACCTTGGATATTAAAATGATATCTGTCATCCATATCTGCATGGGAAAGATATGCTTGCCCAGGGTCTAGTTTTATTAAACGTGCTTCGCCTATGTTGCTAGGTAATGTAGATACTAAGTTGTCCCATACTGTGTCTTTGTATTCTTCTTTAATAGTCCAATCATCATAAAAGAAGTCCCCAGTTGGCTCGTTTAACGGCAACTTAAAGTTAACATCTATATCAGCAGACTTTAACTGTTGTTTAATATCATCATTGACAAAGTATGAAGTCTGTGTTATCATATATTTATTTATGTGTGTACTTAATAGATAAGTATTATTATGAACATATATCTAGATCAAAAGTGGAACCGAATAGGCATAAGTTTAAGCGGTGGTGCAGATAGTGCTCTACTTGCTTACTTAATATGTAAAAACGTAAGTACAACTACAGATATACATATTACTAACCAAATACGCATGTGGAAGACACGACCATGGCAAGGATACGTTGCTGATGGTGTAATTAATTGGCTAAAACAAGAGTTTAATAATAAGTTTTATATACACAAAAACTTAATACCGCCTGAATTAGAAGAGCCTACTGATTATTTTATTAAAGACGAGTATGGTAAAATGAAATCAGGTAATAGGATTATATTACGTTCACACAACGAATACATTGCACATCAATACAACTTAGATGCATTATACGGCGGTGTAAATATGAATCCTGATATAGATATACCTGGACAACTAGATGAGCGTAATGAAGGTACGTTAGTTCCTCATTTTGTACACAACGGGGTTGACATTTGTCATCCTTTCGTGTATACTAAGAAAGATTGGATTATACAACAGTTCTACAAAAACAATATTATAGATTTGTTAAATCTTACTCGCAGTTGCGAAGGAGAATTTAAAGGTTTGGATTATACAACATATACACCTGGACAAGATGTTCCGATATGTGGAGAATGTTTTTGGTGCAAGGAACGTCAATGGGGAATAGATAATGCATAAAAGTTGCACATTCTGTATGCACCCATTTACAGGATTAGCTACACGGGAAGACGGTGCTATTAAGGTATGTTGTCGTAGTGCGCCTATTGGTTATATTCAAAACGAAACACTAGAAGAAGTGTGGAATGGCGAAACTATGCGCAAAGTACGTAAGCAAGTGCTTAATAACGAACGTCCAGAAGTATGCAAGCCTTGCTTTGACTTAGAAGATCAGGGGGTGCAGAGCTTACGACAGCGTCATATAGCAGGGGTAATACCTGAAGCTAGAGTCAACTTGTACCCAGATGCACTTGCTGCACTAGAAGAAGATTATACAATGCCGTTTGAACTTCCTACTATGGAAATTAAACTAAACAACTTATGCAACTTAAAATGTCGTATGTGTAATCCATTAGACAGTACTAGCTGGAAGGATTGGGATCAAGTAACAGAGTTTTATAAAAAAGAAGATAACATATTAATTCCTATTGTAGAATCACTTGTATCTAAGCCAGGGCAGTATATAGGTCCATTCGACAATAGTGATAACTGGTGGACATCGTTTGAAAAACTATTACCATTCTTTAGGCGTGTAGAGTTTGCAGGTGGCGAACCACTAATGGATCCATATCATTATAAGATATTAGACAAGCTTGCAGAGTATGGTGACAATATAGAGCTAAAGTACGCTACAAACGGCACTACACTGGGTATTAAAGGTGGAAGAACGATCCACGACTATTGGCCTAAGTTTAAAAGCATAGCTGTAAACGTAAGCATAGACGGCTTACATGACGTTTACGAGTACATTAGAGGCAATGGTAAATTTAGCGTAATAGAAGAAAACATTAAAGTTTTTAAGAGCTTTCCTAATGTAAGCAGAGTAGTTGGTGCATTTACTGTACAATCAAACAACATAATGCAGATTGATAAAGTTATTGATTACTTTATTAACGAACTAGGAATTGTGTTTTATTCTCACAGAGTATCTTATCCTAAATCATTAAGTGCGCAAGTATTGCCGCCAGGACTAAAAGCAAAAGTAATAGCACGTTTAGAACAAATGAAAACAGAAGTATTAGAATACCCGATGGTTAAACAGCATAAACTATTAGAAACTGTAACACTACAACAGATACAAGATAACATTAACTTCTTACAAGCAAAGTGTATGTATGAAACACATTGGCAAGACTGTATAGAGTTTAACAAACGCTTAGATAAAACTCGTGGGCAAGACTTCCTTGCAGCTAATCCAGAATTTATTCCGTATGTTTAAAGTAGAAAGTCGATGGGGCCATCATACCAGTGTTCATGTAGAATGGAATATAGGCAAACGCTGTAACTTAGATTGCGGATACTGTCCTGCAGAAATACACGATAATTTTAGTCCGCACACTAATATAGATACAATGACTGCTGCAATATATAAATTAGCGGAATTAGATAAACCAATACGTCTTAGTTTAACTGGTGGCGAGCCAACTGTACATCCTAAAATAAATGAAATATTAAAATGTGCCAGAGATAGTTTAGATTGGCTAAGTGTTACAACTAATGGGCTACGCTCATCAGATTGGTACATTAAGCAACCAGTAAACCAATGGGTGTTTAGTTTACATTTTGATAACAAACACAGTCGGCGAGCTGCTGAAAACGTTGTTAAGTACTCGCAACTACTAGATATGGAAGGCATGGCTACACTATACCAAGTCAATCTAATGGCACATCACGAACACATGGACGAAGTTAGAGCAGCAGCTACATTGTTAGAAGGACATAACATTCCATATGTCTGCAGACGTATCAGATGGACCGAAGCAGATAATCGAGAATGGTTTGACGATTTACGCTATCAGACAGCAGACTTAGATTGGATATTAAGTAAAGTTGCAACTGTAAAGCCAAACTGTATCATTGACGATAATGATATGCTGCATGCCAACGATGTTATTAAGCATAAATTAAATCAATTTAAGGGATGGTCCTGTAATGCTGGATTAGAAAGTTTAATGATTAATTGGGACGGTGAAGTGCATCGTGCTACTTGCAGAGTAGGAGGAAGTTTAGGTAATATTTATAACGGAACATTTGAATCTCCTGTTGCTCCTATTACATGTACACGTACATGGTGTACATGTGCTGCTGATATTCCGTTGACTAAAGTAAATGTGCTAGTTCAGGAAATATAGCTGCTGCGTTTAATCCACGGATAGCATCAAGCTTGTTTACATATTCTTTAAATCCAGGCAGCATATGACTATTATCTCGACTATCCATATGCTTTAATAATCCTGTCCACTGTCGCCAGCCCTTAGGATTGTGTATCCAAAATTCATCGTCTTGTGTATAATTGTCCCATAACCATGTTTTAAGTTCTGCAAAGCGTTCGCGTACATCTTGTTTGTCTGCTTCAGGCAACATTGTAATGTTAAGGAATGTAGGTATATGAACTAAGTGTGCATTAACAAGTCCGCCGCCCATCATCATATTGTGTACTCGTCCTACATTCATCTTCTTAAAGTTGCTGTTTACTTTCCACTTTATAAAGTCTGGTATATGTTTGATGTTGAATATTTGTACTGCTGTTGCCATACTAACATGTATGTTATCAGGAGTATTGTCTAACATATGCAAAGTGCGCTCTACTTCTGAAAACTTTCCAGGGAAGCGTATATAATCGTCACGTTCAAAACTTGCATCAACACTAACTGCAAACTTAACTTTACGGAACTTGCTCCACAACTCAATTAGCTCGTTATCTACAAGAAGTCCATTTGAATTATAGCGTAATAACACTTTGTCTTGATAACCTTGTCTAACAATTTCTTGAATGAACATTTTATGTTCTTTAATCATTAAAGGTTCGCCGCCGGCAAAGTAGACTTGTTTTAGATTAGGTATTTGTGCATACAACTCTTTCCAGAATGATTCTTTTTCGTGCCACTTGTTATTAAATTCTTTCTTATCCCATGTCATCTGTTTCTTTACAGATTCATCTTCTAACTGCGGAACGAGTTTCTGCCAGTCTGCAACCCACTTGCTTGAATCATGCGGACTGCACATTACACATTTAATATTACAAGTATGTCCTAAACGCAAATCTAGGTATTGCAAGCGTTCAGGCACAGTGCCATCTTCTTCTGTTTGATGTATTAATTCTTCTATATCAACACCTTCATCGTGCATCCATGTTGCAGTTTCCCAAATACGCTTACTAACAATGCCTTGCGATTCTTCATCAAAACATCCTGTACAACTTGCTGGTATTTTTCCTTCGAGCATAGTAGTACGAACATTTTTCATAAAGTCGCTGTTCCATGCTTCCATAGGAGTAACTTTTCCAAAGTTAGCATGACTGCCGTCTTTGTTTTTGATCAATCCAACAGTGTGATTTTCTCCTGCGCCGCTTGCATTTGCAGTACAGCATAATCTCATATCGCCATTAGGACGGGTTGCTAAGTGTATCCACGGTAGTACACAAAATGTGCAACTTGATTTAGTTGCTAAGTCACGTTGAAACTTACCTAGTCTAGTATCTTCTTTATCGTAGTGCGAATTTGTCATAGTGCTTCAATCTCTATAAATTGATCTTGTGGTTGTGAGATATCATATGTTTTAAACTTTCCGCATGTTCTTGCACACATTAACATTTTATCTTCATTCCATTTCTTTTTCCATATGTTTTGCCAAATATCAGAATCAATAATATTTTTTATTCCATTTGTTGCTTTAAGGTTGTGTATGCCGCCAAAGTCACTTATCATTTTATTGTATTGCCCTCTTAACATATCTATAACATCTTCGCAAACATGAGCTGGATCATAATGGGTCATTGGCGTTTGTGCTAACCAACAACATGGTAATACTGTTTTAGACCCATCAATGTATATTTCTTTTATTTTTTGTACATGACAATCTATCTCTGCTTCATCTAATACTGATTTGTAATCGTCAATAACTTCTTTAGGTAGAAAATGTGTTTCAGTATCAGATGGTGCTTCTAAACTATACAGTGGAATTTTATTTTTATCCCATACATCATACTTAGGTTCAACTAAAAATCTTGATGTGTTTTTAACTGTAAAATCTTGGAAGCCTAATTCTTTTGCAATTTGTCTACATTCGTCAACTTGGTGTTCATTGTGTTTAAATTTAATATAAGTCCAGTTCGCACGACCTCCTGCTGCAATAAACGTTTTTGCATTTTCAATAATACGATTCCAGTCTGTGCCAACTCTATATAATTTGTGAGTGTCTTCTAGTCCGTCTAATGCAAAGTATACGCAATGATCTCTTGGTAATGCTTTTGCTAGTGCCGTCCACCATTTTGCATTTCTTAAACTACCGTTTGTATGTATACCTATTGCTGTCTTAGGACTGGTGTCCTTTACATGTCTGCACATATCAATAAGTTTGTCATTTAATAACGGATCGCCAAAGTTGCCGCAGAAAAACGCACGGTTAATTGTGTCTAAAACTTCTTTGTTAATAATAGTTTTAAAATCTTCTAATGACCATTGTACTATTCGTAGTAAAGGATTTTCTATTCCGCCATGTATGTTTCTTGAACACATTGGACATTTTGCTTGACAGTTTGTCGTTAGCTCAATGTGAATAGTTTTTAAATCATTAAATTCAAACATTAGGTTTTCCTATAATCATATACCTATTGTATTTAGGCGTTTGTAATTCCCCTTTGTATAGGACCTGGATGTTGGACATTTTTACAAAATCATCTACACTAACAGCACACCTAATATGTTCTTCTAATTCAAAAAAGTTATTACTTTGTAATACAATATAAGAATCTTCTGGTACATTTAATAACCATTGATTGTATTGGCTTTGTGTTATATGTTCGCAGCTAGTATTAATAACAACCTGAGCATCATAAACGTGTGTACACATGTCTGCGGTAACTGCTGTAAACTTGCCGTCTATTTCTCGTTGTTTATTTATTGTATTTGCAATTTCTTCGCACAACGGATCTATGTCTACACTTGTAATATGCTTAACATTAATATTACTATTAAATAATAAACTTGATAATACTCCGTTCCAGCCACCATGTATAACAACTGTTGTTTTACTTTGTTGAGCGTTAAGTATTTTTTGTAGATGTTCTATTAGCCAAACTTTACTATTAACTTGGC